AAAAAGGAAGTTCGGTTAAAAGTTTTCGGGGTGTAGCGCAGTCCGGTTAGCGCACCTGCTTTGGGAGCAGGGGGTCGTGGGTTCGAATCCCGCTACCCCGACGAAAAAATCAAGTCAATAAAAATTGAATGGTGTTGAGCTGATACAGTTTGTATCGGCTTTTTTCGTTTATGTAAAATAGACGTAAATATACCCCGTTTGGGGGCAAATAAAGAGGGTATTTCTTTGAACTATCTTTGAACACGTTTCTCTATTTGCATCCGTTTAGGGGAAATTAAAGCAATCTCCTATCAAATTAGCCCGATTCAAGCTGTTTAATGCGATTTTAAACCTTTAAAAAACATTAAAGCAGTATGGCAACATTTAAAGCAGTCGTTTTCCAAAGTGGAAGACATGTCAAGCAAGATGGAACATCAAATATAAAAATTAGAATCTATCACAATAGAGAGTCACAGTACATAGCTACCGGTTATTATATCCGTCCTGAAAGCATGGACGACTCCGGTCGGATCCTACCCAACGTACCTAACAGTGAAATGATAGAGTACGAAATAAATGCGTATATCCAAAAGATCAGGAGAGAGTATTTGAAGCTAGGACAAGAAAGAACCCAATTTATGTCATGTAAGGACTTAAAAAAAGAAATAGAAAAATCATTAGTTCCTGATGCCGAGTTTATAGATTTTGTAGAGTTTACTCAAAATATAGTAATTCAAACGGAAAAGAGAAAAACAGCCGAATGGTACAGATCTTCTATCGATACCCTATGCTGGTACATGAAAAGAAAAAAGATAGATATAAAACTTATCACTTCATTCATGCTAAATAAGATGATCAAAGACTTATATCACTCCGGACCTGCCGGCACACCTTTAGAACCAGGCACGGTAAGCCATTATCTTAGGGGAATAAGAGCATTGTATAACAAGGCAAAACTCTATTATAATAACGAAGACTTTGATATTATAAGGATTCCTGGCGACCCATTCAAGAAAGTTGAAATCCCGGAGTATCGGAGAAAACGAAAGAATATAGATACCAACACCTTATTAAAAATCCGAGATTTTCAGTCTGATAAGAAATGTACTAATATGGCCCGTGATGTCTTTATGATGATGTTCTATATGATGGGAATCAACATCAATGATTTATATAGCATATCATGTGAACGTCGTGGAAGGCTGGAATACACACGTTCAAAAACAAAAACGCGGAACAATCATGAGCAAATACCGCTTTCGATAAAAATAGAACCGGAACTCCGCATCCTCCTTGATAAATACACAGAGGGTTATTTCCTCTCTTACTTTCATACCAACTATTGTAACTTGAATAATTTTATGCGGGCAGTCAATAATGGGCTGAAAGACATTTGCATGAACTTAGAACTCGATTTCAAGATCACCACGAACTGGGCGCGCCACAGCTGGGCCAGTTTGGCGCGCAACAAAGCGGGAATCCCCAAAGCTGATATAGACTTCTGCCTAGGACATGTTAACAATGACTACAAGATGGCTGACATCTACATTGATATAGACTATAGCATTTGCGACAAGGCAAATCGTGCTGTTTTGGATTTATTACAGAAAAAAGAAGAAAAAAAAGACTGAAACGTTTGCGAATTAAAAAACTCTCTCTATATTTGCAAACATAATGGTGTCGAGCTGGATAAAACAATGTTTTTATCCGGCTTTTGTTGTTTCTATAAACTTCAACAGCCTCATATTACTGAATCCCTTCTCTTCTCTATGTTATGCGCCATAAAAAACAATGACGCATGGAAATAACAGTTTCAAAAACAGCTTTATTGGATAAGCTTAAATCAATCGGGCGAATCATACAGCCCAAAAATTCAATACCGGCCTATGACAACTTTTTGTTTGTCATCGACGAATTTGGAATCATCCTGGTAACAGCAGGAGAAGAAGCCGGGCGTATCACAACGAATATAGATGGAAAAGCAGATTTTACCAATCATTCTTTTATGGCCAATGCGAAAACTTTGCTTGACGGATTAAAAGAAATCCCTGAACAGCCATTGACGATATCTATCCTAAAAAAAGAACTGATTGTCAAATACGCCAATGGCAAGTTCTCAATACCGCTTGAAAAGGAAGAGCAGTATCCCTCTATGAATACGGATAATACCGCTACCCCATTCCTTGTATCAGGTAATGATTTATTATACGGAATAAAGCAGACATTAATTTGTAGTGCTAATGACGAGCTCCGTCCGGTGCTGAATGGTGTCTATTTTGATATAGGCCTAGATTCGATGTCATTTGTCGCAACGGATGGAACTCGATTGGCTATGATTGAGAATCCATCGCCCTACACACGTAAGGAACGGGCAGCCTTCATCCTGCCAAGCAAGTTCGCAAAGGTCCTCTCCAATATTGTTCCGGAAGATTGTATGAATGTAGAGATTTCGGTAAATCAGACCAATATCTTATTTGAATTTGACTCATATCGATTAATTTGTCGTATGATTGAAGGCCGGTTCCCTAATTATCGCGCTGTTATTCCTCAAAAGCAACCCAATCGTGCTGTATTAAAGAAAGTTGATATTGTGTCAGCTTTAAAACGTGTATCTGTCTTCTGTGATGAAAGTTCATCTTTGGTAGTACTCAAGTTCGATTCCGACTCTCTTAAAATTGCAGCTCATGATTTAGATTTCTCTAAGTCTGCAGAAGAAACGATTCCCCTACAGTCAGGCTGTAATATTGAAATCGGCTTTAGAAGCAGCTTCTTGATTGAAATGGTGAATAACATTCCTTCGGAAGATATTGCCATCACTATGAGCGATCCATCGCAAGCCTCACTTCTTACCCGCTGTGACGAAGAAGTAAAAAGCTTAACCTACCTATTAATGCCTTTATCAATTAATAATTAAAGCTATGGGAAAAGAGAATCAATCATTCAAACAGGTTATTCAATCTTATTTAGAGCAACGCGCAAAGAGGGATTCCCTCTTTGCCACCTCTTTTGCGAAGCAAAGCAAGAATATAGATGAATGTTGCAACTACATTATAGGTGAAGCTAAAAAACGCGGTGATAACGCTGTATTCATGTCTGACGATGAAGTATTCGGGCTTGCAGTTCATTACTACGATGAAGATAATATCAAAGTAAGTAAGCAGACCAATTATAAGGTATCAACTGGGAATGCGAAAAAAGAAGCGGCTACAGAACAACCGGAAACTAAAAAGCCGGATTCTGCCCCTAATAAGCGTAAAGGGAAGAAAACAGAAATACCATCAGGACAATTTTTATTATTTGATGAGTTATGAGACCAAGAACTAAACTTCAAGTCAGAGTAGCTGATTTAAGCAGCCAGCTACCTAATATTGATAATATGATGATTGACTGGGCTAAAGATGATTGTTTAAATCATATAGGGTATGCAACAAAGTCACGTGTTATATGTATGGAGTGCGGCCAACGCTTCGCTCCGGAACTTGTAAAACGTAAACGTGCTGTTTGTCCTCATTGTGATACGTCTTTGAAAATAGAGCAGTCGAGGAAGCGTATCAATAAACAGACAATGTTTATTGGCAAGGCAGAAATTTGTGAGGAATTCCAAGTTATCCGAAGTTTTGAATTGATTGCTTATTACCGATCAGAAACAAAGCCTTGTTATTATATTCGTGAGATACTGCAACATTGGATAAAAGACGACGGTAACCAGGAAGTAGTAGCTCGTGCCAATAATATGGGATTCAATGGCTGGTGCGGAGAACTGGAGATACGGAATAAAGTTATTGGATCGTATTATTACAATCATAACAATGATATTTATTGCGAACGCTATCATCCGGCCTCTGTCTTTAGACCTAAATATATTCGAATGGGTATAGATTGTAAATTACGCGGTATGTCATTTCTTACTGCCACCAATACGATTCCCCATTCTCCCAAGGCTGAAACACTTCTAAAGGCAAGACGTTATGAATTAATAGATTATTTCGAGGACCACCGTTACAAGATTGATATGTATTGGCCGTCTATAAAAATTTGTCTTCGCAATAAATATCGGATTAAAGATGTTTCGATGTGGTTTGATTATCTAGAACTACTAGATCATTATCATAAAGATTTGCATAACGCTCATTACGTTTGTCCTAAGAATCTAAAAAAAGCTCATGACTTGTATGTGGCGAGAAAAAAACGTGATGATGAAAAAGAACGTAAGGCCAAGGATATGCAACGTCTGCTTAAACTCAAGAAGGATGCAGAGAATTATATCAAAGAAAAATCGAAGTTCTTTGACCTAAAAATGTATGATGGTAAAATAGTCGTAGTACCGCTCAAAAGTATTGAAGAGTTTCAACAAGAAGGTGAAATCATGCACCATTGCGTCTTTACAAATAAATATTATAAAGAAAAGGATTCACTCATTCTTTCTGCCCGAATAGGCAAGAAACATGTTGAGACTATAGAGGTCAATTTAAAGACATTCAGTATTGTTCAGTCTCAAGGGGTCTGTAACCAAGATACCGAGTACCATAACCGTATTATCGGACTCGTAAAAAAAAATATGAACTTAATACGTCAAAGACTGACGGCATAGCATACAATGACCTATATAGATTATATAAACCAATTTTGGAAGATGAATCGAAGTGTAGAATTCAGCCCGAACGAAGTCTTTTTGTACTTCTATCTCTTGAATGAGTGCAATATTCGGGGTTGGCAGAATCCGTTTGAACATCCCAACAAGACTATCGTCCTCGCAACCGGTATATCAGAGAAGACCGTCATTGAAGTTAGGAACAGATTGCAGCAAAAAGGTTTAATAACTTTCGAATCGGGTAAAAAGAATGCAAAATCGCCAGTTTATTACTTACTTGACGAAAGTAAAACGGTAAGTAAAGAGGTAAGTAAAAGGGTAAGTAAAACGGTAAGTAAAACGGTTAACCTTAAAGATAAGACTAAAGACAATAAGACAATATCTCCCTCACGCGTGGGAGAACTGTTTCCGGCTGATAGTTTTTTCGATAAGACTTTAGACGACTGTTATACTGAACTGAAATCGAATCAGTCATGGGCGGAAACAGTAACGATGAACACTCGTTCTTCCGGCAACCCTGATTTCACGTTAGAAGCCTTTTACGGGTATTTGGAGAAGTTCTTTATGAAATTACAGAATGAGGGAGAAACGACGAAGTCGTCTAAAGATGCGATGTCTCACTTTGCCCGATGGTTGACAGTTGAACTTAAAAACAAGAAAGATGAACGGAGAATTAATAAAAGCAGGGATGCAGGCGGTACTAACCCCGTTGCAGATAGTCCAGGAGACAGCAGTAATCCGAAAGGAGCTAACTCCGATACAGCAGGCCTTACAGACTGGATTGACAGCCTCCCAATTGGTCGCTGAATGGAGCGGGACAATCGCGCAATTGAACTGTAATGTCTCATTGTTTGATGTGGCTAATGCTGAGAATATCCCTACTCTAGCTGACGTAAACAGAAGCTTTAGCAATTCGACATCAGTAGAGATTATTACTGAACATTTGAAGTCAGTATTAAGATATGCCGGTGTTGAACTAACCGATGCTCAACTGGCGGAAACAGCCTTATCAATTTTATCTAGTTACTGGTACCTGAACTTAGCCGAGTTATGCATTTTCTTCTCCCAGCTAAAGAATGGCAGCCGAGGACAATTTGTGTGGGGGACGAAAATCAACAATCAAGCTATCATGGTAGCGCTTGCCGATTTTTGCAAAGACAGACGTAGAGAGATTGAGCATAAGGAAAACATCAGGATACGTCAAGACACGGAGAACGGATATTCCCGATCAGAGACATTGTCTAAAGACATCGTTCTAGGTACAAAAGGTATTAAAAACGCTCGAGAAGAAGCAATGCAAAGTTTTGAGGCCTTTCTGAAGTTCTTCCCACATCTACCGGAGAAGTACGACGCAAAAGTTCTATGGAGAGCATGGGGAGGCGACAATGAAGCTCTGCATAAAATCTACGGTGAGAAGATTCCTGCTAAAGATGTGGCCGAAATGGATATAGGAATGTATTTGTGTAATTACAACATTGCCAAGGATAAAGAGTTGGAAAAATAAATGCGGCCGGCGTACCACCACCGACCGCTTTCATAAGCATAAAGCTTTGTATTGCTAT